GTTAGGTACGGTGAAGGAAAAATAATCGTGAAGGTCTTTAGCCAAACCATCATCACAATCTACCTTCATGAAACATTCATCCACTTTAGAGACGGTGACTTTCATTTATCTGTATGGTTGTCCTATGTACCAGCCGACTAGACTAGTTCTAGTTCCTTGGGTAACTGGAGTAACTTGGTGATGTACAAATGAGGGGAACATTATTAATGAACCTTTTTGCTTTGCAGAATTAGGAATCTGCCTCATGTAATCTCTCATGTCTCTTGTATAATCTGTTGAGGTTAACGTATCTTTTGCACGGATGTCTTCCATCCATTGGAAGTTACCACCCTCGTATTCTAAAGGGTCTGTTAACTGTATGGAGAAACTAATCTTTCTAAACATACCACTGTTTGCATATGGTTTGTCACTGGCATCTGTGTGCCATGTATAGAAACCACCACGACTTCCTTGTTGTGCATTATATGTTGTATGTTGTAATGGTTCTAATCTGTCTAAGTCGAAGTTCCAACCACTCTGTTTCATTCCCATGTGGACTGCATTTTCTACCTTCTCCCAAACCTCACCCATGAGAACTTTTGCATCACCAGTCATCCATCTTATGTCGGATGCTCTGATATTGTTTACAACTTCACCACCTTCTCCACCACCAGCTCTTTCTGCACCTCGGGATTCATCGTCGGGGTCTAAGTCTAGTCTACCACCTTGGCCAACTGCACCTGCCTCTAACGGAAACTCCATTGCCTTTCCGTTGATTAATTCAACTTCAGCTGAGGATAGTAGTTCGGGGTATGTAAAAATATGGGTATTCAGATTCATTATTGTCCAGCCATAAACTTTCTCCAATCGATTGTGTTCTTAATCGTTTGGTGTCTCCATGTTATATTCTGCATACATTCCTTAAGGAAGTCTACAGTCACTTTAAGGTACTCAATCTTTGCATTGAGTTCTTGTAAATCTTTATCTGCATTAAAAAATATCTGCATGTCATTCTTCATGATTTTTAAACCATTGAATGGGTCGGGTTCCCAACCAAGTTCTCGGATTGTATCGTCATCCATTTTTCCGTTGAACCACAACCACTTATCTTTAAGTAGAGTGTTGTATTTTGTTTGGTAGTTTTTAAGGACGAGAATCTTACTTGTTAGTAAGTCTTGATATTTTGCATGGAGTTTAGGTACTTCTAACGAAGCAGTATCCAATTCGATATCATCTATTTCACAGTCATTAACCCATTGGGCTTTCAATTCATCTAAGTTCATAATATATATTATACCACAAAAAGGGTCTTTTAACTAGTGGTTTCTATGTCGTAGTAAGTAAATTTAAACTCTACGGTGGCAACCACTGCCTCTCCGTCTGCACCCGATTCAAACTCTAGACCACTCAAACTGATTGGAAAACAGTCGTGGAATCTAAAGAACTTATTAGGTATGTTTTTGTTAGTTGTTGTAATCAAAGTGATGTCCGACATCTCATTGTCTGTTGCACCGAGAGATGCCATCTGTCCAGTAGCAGTTTGTTTACTACCGACATAATCTGCATAATCTTTAGGGTCTTTGATTGGTACAATTGCATTCATCCAATCGTAGATTTCTTTAAAGTTTTGAATATCTTCATCGACTAAAAAGTCAACTGATAAATTTTCGAACGTAACCTTGTCGCCTGGAAAATATGCATCCAATCCGACTCCAGCACCCTGTGCAATTTCAGAAAACTGCAGGCCTGGAATATTACACTTCTTAATGTAGTATTCAGTAGTAGGTACCTTGTCAATAAGAAGTCTAAAATTATTCTTATTGAGAATGGATTTATTGATATCAACCATTTATTTTTGTTATCCGTTTGTTACGTACAGAGTCTTGGTAGTCTCCGTCTCTGTAATCTCGTGTCGTTGTTGATTCACAAAGATATCCATCTTGGATATAAGTTGTAATCGTTTTTCTAGAGATGACATTGGTTGTCTCTTCACCATTTGGGAATGTAACATCTACCCATGGGCCCTCTAGAACCTTCACTTGTTTTTCAAATTCTTTCATAATTTCTCCGTATACCTTTATTTAGGTGTTTCGATATGCCAGAACCTACGAAAGTGTACATAGTTTGGTGGTATAGATGCATATTTAACTGGAGTCTTTGGGTCTTTTGGTACAACTTCTTCTTGTGTCCAGTTATAAACGTCTCTTCTGTAACACTCATGTTCTATAACAACACCAAAATCAGTATTCATATCTTCGTCATCGTGTCTTGTATAAGTCTTACCTAATTGTTCTAGGTATTCTTCCACATGGTAGTCATTGAATGCAGCTTCCCAGTGTTCATATCCATTGAAGACTCTTTTTTGTTTTATAACATCCCCACATCTAAGGGTATTGTTGTCTGCATGGAACACTTGTGAGAGATGTACCTCTGTCTTACTTGGGTGTACTGCAGTCTCTAAAAACATTTCGTCTGCATGATTGAATGCCCTTCTTAAATCATCGTAAGGACTTTCAACATGATAGAGTGTACCAAAGTGAATAATTAAATCCCACTTTCTGTCATAACTCCACTCATCGTTATGGTTGATACATAACTTCTCTGAGTCTGTATCAATTACATCTAATAGTTCTTGTCTTGCATCTGCATAAGTAACTGTTGCACCTAGTTTCTCAAAGTGTTTACTAACCAATCCATGTGCAGTTCCTAGTTCTAGGATAGTCTTCCCATCAAACCAGTCTTCTCCCTTACAATCGATAACCTTTTGGGCTCTCTTTTCTGTTGGAAGGAACATTGTATGGTCTTCACCCTGTGCATCTGTAAATCTGTAGAACCCTTCGAGTCCGTCTGAGTATTTAATCATCTTTATCATACAGGTATTTATCGCTTTCAAATGCCTTGACAACGACACCAGCTTTTTGTTATACTATGTATATAATGAAAAAACAAACTATAATTTTTGACGTTGATGGAACTATTGCTGATGTAGAGCATAGGAGACATCACGTAACACAACAACCTACTGACTGGAAATCGTTTAAAGAACAAACTGTTTTTGATACTCCTGTACAATGGGTGTGTGATATTGCAAAGAGACACATTGAAGAAGGACACGATGTTGTATTCTTCAGTGCGAGAAACGAATCACAAAGAAGTCTTACTGAAGCTCAGATTGATGAGTGGATTGGTAAGGGTCATCAAGGATTGTTCCTTAGACCCGAAGGTGACTTCAGACCCGACGAGATATTCAAATCAGAACTTGCAGATAAGTTCGAAGAGTTTGGTGGTAAGATTGACCTTGTATACGATGACAGGAATAAAGTTGTTGCAATGTGGAAGGCAAGAGGTATCACTACTGTTCAAGTTGCCGAGGGTGATTTCTGATACTGCAACGTGTTTCTGCAAGACCAAAAAAAAACCCCTCGAAAGAGGGGTTTTTAGTATCACCGAAGTGATTAGAACCGAAGTCCTTACAGAATGTTTGACACTGCAAATTTTCTGTAGTACTGGTTAGTTCCCGCAGTTGCAAGTCCGTCTGCTGGTGTAGCACCAACGAAAGGATTTGAAACCATACCATATCTAGTTTTGAAACCGATTTTTGGTTGGAAAGTATTCTCACCGACAGCACGAACCATTTGTAATGGTACGTAAGGACAGTAGAAAAGACCAGCATCATAAGGGTTAGTTCCTCTATAACCTACAGTCAAGTAATCAACACCAGCATATGGGTCGACGTATACTTTAACTCTTCCGTTTAGGATACCAGCAAATGTATTGCCAGTGTCGTCAACGTTTAAGTTTGTAGATAAAGCAGGTGCGTAATCTAATACTCCTGCCATTGAAAGAGCAGATGCTACGTCTGAAGAACATAGGATAAAGTTACCTTTTCCTCTTCTTGTTTCTTTAGCTATCTTGTTTGACTCTCTTTCGATTTGGAACAATAATCCTTTAAATTTCTCAACAGACCATCTTCCGTTTGCGTCAACGTCTAAGTTGAACGTTCCAGCAGTAGCAGTTGCAGCTGCACCTACTTTAGCTTGAACGTTAACATTTCTGATAACTTCACGGTTGATTTCTGCAAGAATTTCTGATGAAAGAATATTTGCAAGTTCTGATTCTGCATCAAGACCGTGGATTGCTTTGAGGTCTTGTGCTAATTCGAGTGTGTACTCTGCTTTTAATGCTCTGGATTTTGCAGTTACGGTTGCTTTCTCAATGCTGAATGCCATTTGAGCGAAACCGTTTGATGCTTCAACGTCTCCAAGTGCTTCTGCACTTGCTGTTGACATACCCGCACCTGTATCAGTCGCATATGAACCATTGAATGGGTCATTATTACGTGCTGCTAAAGGGCCGTCAGCGACAACTTGGTTGTCATTGGAATACTTAGTATCTGCTTCGTTAAATAACGCTTCAGTTTTACCTTCTCTTCCTGCTGATGGATAGTCATTGTATCTTGCTTTCATAGCAAAGATAAGCCCTGTTGGGCCAGTCATTGGTTGAACACCACAAATGTCGTATGCAACGAGATTTGGCATGGCTCTACGTACTAATGAAATCAAGATTGGATTCCAGTTAGATACTGCAGAACTTCCAGTAGCATTTAAAGGTGCTGCTTCGTCAAGAGTTTGACCTTCTTCGAAAAGGGCCTTCTCTTGGTTTTCAAGAATAACAGCAGTAACGGCACGCTTGTAGTTGTCTTCGATTTTTGGTAAATCGGAGTGTTCTAGAATCGGCTGCCACTTCTCTTGTAAGTTTTCTGATAAAAACATAATTTTTCCTTTAAATTAACCTAATGGTTTTAGTTTTGTTATTGCTTGAGTGTACTGTTGCATATCGGGTGCAAGTGTTGGTGCAGATTGCTCTGAGATAACACCTGTTCCTTCTTCTACAATAGTATCCTCAACTAGTTTGTCAATGTCATTTGGGAAGTAAGCTTCTGCAATTTCAGCAATCTTCTCAGCGAAGTCTGCCTCATCTTTAAAGTCTACACCATTTGACAATGATTCTAGCTTCTCTTTTTGTGATTCGGACAAACTGTCACCAGCTGCCGTTACCACGTTACTTCTCTTGAGGGCATCTAACTCTTCTGTGATGTCAATATTTCTACTAACTTCACCATCAAGTTTCTGTTCCATCTCGTCGAGACGATTTGCGAGTTCATCGATAACGTTGTACTTATCTTCTGGCACGTCAACATAATGTTCTGTGAACAATGTTTTCAAACCATCGATGAAGTTTTCTGTCATCTCTGCTCTCAATCCTCTTTCTATTGCAAGTTCGTTTTCTTTCGTCCACTCTTCTGCAACATATGAAAGATATTTATCAACACCTTCCGCTAGGTCGGTTTTGATTTTTTCCACTGAGGATTTTAATTCTTCTGTGTACTGAGTCTCTAGGGACTCTTTAATTTCTGCAACTTTTGAAGTCACTGCAGCTTTGAAGATAGTTCTAGCTTTGTCAGAATTCTCGTCTGATAAATCTAATGCTTCTGAGATTTTAGATAGGTCGTCTTCTACTTCAATCTCGATTAGATTTGCTTCGAGCTCTGCAGAAGTTTCTTCGTCAACTTCCTTCTCTTTCTTTTTATCTTCGTCTTCGTCATCACCCTTTTCGAAATTGAACTTTTCAGCGAAGTCTGCGACTGCATCTTCGTCCATTCCTTTTAGTGATTCTACTATTTTTCTAGCTACTTCTGCTTTAGTAAGGGTCTCGTCAACTTCTTCTTCTGATATAGAACTAAATCTACTTTGAAGTTCTTCCTTAGTCATTTCCTTCATATTGTTGACGATAGCTTTGATAGATTCCATTTTAGTAGATTTAACTACGTCTTTAGATTCTTCTTCTTCTTCTGAAACTTTTGCAAGTTTAGGTTGCTTGTCTGCCTTACCAGCATTCTTTTGTTGGGC